TTGTGAATGATTGTGATATGAGTGTGGCGTCCTTGATTGTGAATGATTGTGAAAAAAATAAAAACGCCAAGAACCCAGTCTATGACTGGGCTTTGGGAATTATTTAATTATAATAATTACTTACGAATTAACTACAACTCGTGCGTATTCATAACGGGCAGAATTATATCCTGCCTCCTTGTGAATCACCCTAAACCCCTGATCTAGCAGGCGTTTATGGGTAATGTCTGCGTCACGCGTAGACTCTGGTGTTGAGTCATCATAAACCATATAAATATGGTTATTCATTAAGCAACCTCCTGATTTGGTACGATAGTGGACAAATTAGCATTAAGCTTTTTCTTTTGGTTACCATGTGCAACAAATGCAATAACGTAGTCTCTGTCTGCTTTTGTACAGAGCTTGCACGTCTCACACTTGTTAGGGTGTGCCTGCTGTGCAGGACATACAACCACGCGGCGTCCTTGTGGTGTTGTGATCTTACCTTTAACTCTAAAGAGTTCTTTCTTCTTACCATCACTTGGATCTACTGATTTAAAAGATTCTATCATTTCATGATCAGTTGGAATGATAGTAACAGCAGGAACACCGAGGTTCCTAACCTCATCAGCCTGAGTCATAGACTCAGTTGAACCGTTAACAGTAAAACCGTTACGGTTTGCATACTTCACAGCCTCTAAGTTATGGACATAGTCCAATTTGTGGTGTGTATAAGTATATCCTCGAGCATTGGCTTGCTTATTGGCGTCAACTAATGACTTAAGCATACTTAAGTTTATTAGCTCGCGTCCTTGCTCATCGGTATCGTAGAAAAAGTCGCCAGCCTGATTATGTCGGTACATAGTACCGGCTTTAAGAGTCTTAACCTTATTGGTTAAGTCAGACCAAGAACCACCTCTCTCTCCCGATGTAACTTTTTTCCAGTGTTGGTTTAAGTGAAAGCCTGACGAGGCGTAACACGTAGTGTTGTAGTGAGGACATGTTGTCGGACAGGATTTTTGTGAGCTGGTGGTGACCATTAGCCTACCCACCTTGGCATTACTGGATTTTGGGGTGATGTGGACAGTCATAAAGTGAGTACGAAAGTGGACAGAATGACTAAACAGTGTAACTGTTAGTCAATAGCGTCCTTGCGGAGTCGAACCACAAGTTAATACCCAGACGCTAGATGCTACTACCTAGCAAGGTAGTGCATCTGTTATCCAGCCTATGCCGGTTTGCTCATAGCAAAGTTTGCCAGTAGCGACGGTGTTACCTTTTAGGTAAGACAATGCTTTAACTGCGTCTCTGCTAAGAGACTGGATCCAGAACCCGAAGCTCATGTTAGGGTTGAGCATAAGATTTACAATCTTAGCTCTGCTAACGTTTGAGTACTTGTACTGGTAGCCATTGGTGTATCTAACATTCACAACTCTTGTGAATGGGTTAACGTTGATAGCTTCAACAGCAGCTGAAGTACGAGGTGATGGAATTGAAGTGAACATAATCGAAAATTTGTAAAGGACAATTGGAGAGGAGTTGTAGTTAAGTTATATTTATCTCTCTCACCAATACTTGGAGAGAGAAATATAACATAACGTTAAACAACTCTCTCTCTTCTCATCATAGCCAACTCAATCCACTTTCGTACAGTCTTCTTAACATTCTGTAACAATAGATTACAAGTAATCTTATTGTTGTTTGGGGTATGGCAACAGATCGCTTGACACTGAGCTTCACGCTCGCGTTCTAGTAATCCGCGCCCGCCCATGTCGCGAATGTTTAGCAACGCGCGATATGTTCCAACCTCGCTGCTCTGGTCGGTCAGGGAGCGAGCGAAGCGAGCGGCATCCCTGTCTGTCACTGCGTTCTCTGCGGATTACGAATCCGCCGACCTCGCGCATGCCGCGAATAGTTGAGTCGCGGGAACAATTAACGCAGGCAGCCGCGTGCGTTAGAAAGAGACCCCCGCCATGGGGGGATCCTGCCGCGCGCGAGTTATATAATACTCCTCAGAAATTTATGCCAAAAATCTAAGGTTTCATATGAAACTTTTTAAATCTGTCCACTATCGCGCATAAATTGGAACAACCCTTTATCCGTCAAAACATGCTTAAACATATCGTCAAACACCTTTGGTGGAATCGTACAAATATGTGCTCCTGCTTGAAATGCTCTACCTACTGTCGCCGCATCTCTAATACTCGCAGCTAGTATCTTGCAATCTGTTCTGTTATGGCAAAACACTGTAGCTATATCTCTAATCAAATTAATACCATCATGTCCGTTGTCGTCTAAACGTCCAACAAAAGGAGAAACATAAGTAGCTCCTGCTAAAGCACAAAGTATCGCCTGACTAACACTAAACACTAAGGTCATATTAACCCTAATACCCATATAACTAAGCGTCTTACAAGCCTTTATACCCTCTACAGTACAAGGAAGTTTAATAGTAGCTTCATGTGTCCATAACTTACCGTACTTAATACCATTAGATATCAAAGCATCCGCATCTTTACCGTCTACCTCTATAGACAAATCTTTTACACCAATATCCTGTATCAAGTCAGCATAAACATCATCAGGGTTCTTACCACTTTTCTTTAAGAGGGTTGGGTTAGTGGTAACACCAGAAATAATTCCAGTACTCAATCTTTCATCTATCTCTTTTATGATAGCTGTATCAAGAAATATCTTCATTCTTCTCCTCCGGGAAATAACCTATAGTAAATCCACCATCTTCTGTTTCTTCTACTACTGCTTTATAGACTTTATCTGGTTCATCAAACTCTGCCATATAGTCAGTAATAGCTTTATCTACTGTTTGTTCTGTTTTAAAATTAATGTATCTATTTTCTAAACCAATCAACATACCAAGTATTAGGAAGTTAATAGGTGGGAAAGGAGTCTTTAAACTCTTATATAACTTTTTAAAGGTATTTAACTTTAATTTATGATTCATTTAGTTAACGTAGTTGGTGGTAGTAGTTAGAAGTGATATCAAAAAGGGATATCCAGCTAACAGTTATGTATTAGTGAGAGAGAGTCCACCCTTCTCTCCCTCTATAGTGTGGAGTCGCTCTAAACCCAGTTGTTGTATGCTTTTTTACCTGCGTTACCCCTCGCCTCTCTACGCTGGTCTAAATCCAGTCCTAGTACAAGGTGATTGGTAGCTGATTGAGGGTCATCAGTAAACTGTTCGAGCATATCTAACCATTCTTCTTGTTTCTTTAAGTTGATCTGTGCCTGTGCTGAGATGGACAGAGCATCTATGTAGTATTTAACTCCCTGCGCTAACGCATCTAACCTATCGTCGTGTTTAACAGCATACTTCTGTCTACACATACGACTCATTTGGTAGAAGAGCATGTAAAGCAGTCTTTCTTCTGGAGGAGCTTCTCTATTGGAGTTGTAATCCCATTCGATGAGAGAGCGATTGACAATGAGACGATGTTGATTAAGAACAGGCTCAAGGGTATCAATAATACGATCTTCTTTTCTGACATTAGCTCTTACTTCTTCTACCAGTATTCTTTGTTTTGTTTGTTGTAGGTGTTTCTTAAATAGTTCAGCTACGATACCGTCACCGAAGTTAGATTCGATAACTAGTGTATTTACGTTGTATTTTTTGCAACCTTTTAGTATATCGAGCAGGGTCGCATCCGAATACCCGTCGCGGTAGGCTCGCATCTCATGTACGTATAAAAAGCCGTTCTTCTGGGAGATGTAACAGGCGGCTGTCTCATCGGCTCCTCTACCGGAGGGGTCGACTGAGCAGATGGTTTCTTGGTATTTAGTCCATTCCCCTTGTATTTGCATAGGAGAGTAGAAGTAGTCTCCCGGCAATCCCACTGTGGGAAGATCTTTAAGTACATTCCTTGGATCTGAGCACCATACGATGTTGTCGGGTGCTTCAGTAGGATTAACGCTAGTAACGATAAGGTCAGCCATTTTGAGAGGAAACTTCTCAGAGTCTGAAAGACTTGTGTCAAGCATAAATTGCAACATGAAGTTGCTACGTCCCATGGACGCTTCTCTTTCAACGAGGTCATCTTCTGTAAATCTATCGTCTGTAGGTGTCCACGGAGTAACACCGTTATCAATGTCTTCCTGTAGTTGTGGAGCTATTAGTCCTTCGTAAGGTGTATTGTTTCTTGGGTATCTTGCGGTCCAAACAAACGGTCTGTAATTCCTGCTTGCCAGCTTACGATAAATAGTAAAAGTAGTCTGAGGAGTCCCGAGATACATAATACGGCTATCGTCTTTCGGCGTAAGGATTGATTCTGCTTCGGTGCAGAGTTGAAGAAGCTTTTCACGCATCAACTCCGTCATGCTGTTTCCGGGAACTTCTATGTCGTCCAGAATCATCAGGTCGGCTCTGCTTCCTGTTAACTGACCAGTAATACCAACACTTTTGACTGATGGTGCCTGATGAGGTGAGCATAGTACGTCGAAGGAAATCCTTGACCATCTTGCGTCGTCGCTCTTTGGTTGTAGGTGACTTAGCCATGGTGTTTCTATAATTAGTTTCTGTAAGAAGATACTCATGTTGTCTGCTCTTTCTTTAGAAGCAGAGATAATCATGATCTTCTTTTCTGGGTCATTGAAGAGTGTCCACAACACAAACGCTCCAGTAATCCAACTTTTTCCGACTCCTCGGAAGGCTTGGATTTGTAGACGTTTAGGTCCGTGTTGTAGGTAGTCTGCAATGGCATATTGCGCCCTAGTTGGTGAAGGGAGATCAAGCTGGTCCCATAATGCTTGCAGAAACAGCTTGAAATCGCCCTGTAAGGACGTTAAAACGTCTTTCATGTACGAATGTGGATAAATTACTTTTTCTTGCGCTTAGGAGGTCTTACATAACCCTTAAATTTCTTTTGTCCTTTTAGTGGTCCTGATGTATGTCTTAGCTTTGGATATTTGCCAGCCATTATTTGACCGTAAATAAACTCGTCAATTTGATCTAGTAATGGTGCTATCTCATCTATGAAACCAAAACGTTGTTTCATAGTTGCACCAGTAAAATCTATAGTTGAGTCATCTAATCCAGCCATGTCTATAAATTGGTGAACATCTACATGTATAGGATGAAACTTTTTATCGCCCACCAAACCGATTAAATTTTCAGCTTCGTTTCCAATTTTTAAAGTAGACCAACGATTATTAGTATGTACATATTTAAGGAATTTTCTTTTTTCCGTTGGGTTTAGACCAGCAGCAATTCTATCTATAAGACCTAATGGAGATTTATGGTGTACTAAAACACCTCTACCAGTCGGTCCTAAAGTTTGTTCTTGTTCCCATTTTTGTCTTCTAGCTGTACGTGCATTTCTTTCAGACAACTTAACTGCTTTAACACGTAGAGAACCATCTTTATTAAATTCAGAATTACTTTTTAAATAATGAGTTGGTTCTCCAGTAGTTTTGTCTTTGTAAAAAGGATATCCTCCTAAACTTTTATGTTTAGCATAATAAGCTTGACCAGCTTTTTTATACTTAGCTGCTTCAACTGGGTCTTCAATTACGTTTCTAGCTTTAACAGGTTTTTTATTTAGAAACTGTGAATACTTATCTGAAACTTTATCTACATTAAAAGCTTGCGGTTCGTCTTTTAAACGTCGAGCGTTTTCACTTATTTGTTTTAACTTTTGTTTTACAGCTTGGTTTCTTGCTAGATCGCCAGCTTCTAGTTTTGGTCTTAACTTGACCCCTTTTGGTACTACTCCGTTTCTTATTACGCCCTTACCATTGCTGCCGTTTTTAAGCGCAGATTTGGCAGCACGCTTTCCATTACTAAGCAGGGCATCGACGCCTGCCGCAATTATTCTGCTTGCCATTAAAAAAGCCCCTTACGGGGCGGTTATTGTTATAGTCCTCTGGCTTTTTTTGCCGTTTGTGAGTTTGGGTATTTTTTAATAAATTCAGCTTTCGTCATTTTTTTCTTCTTCATTGCTTGGAAGTCTTTGTGTTTCTGACGTAACTTGTCTACATGTGGCTTACCAAATCTGGCTTCGTTCTTTTCTCTAATTGATAAACGACCTGAACCAGCTTTAGGTGTATTGGTTTTAGTTGTTGAAGTAGTTGTATTTCTTTTACCTTTGTAAGTACCCATTTCTGGATACCTAGCTTTATTTATTCTTGCTGACTTTTTAGTAGCTGTTTTAGAAAGCTTTTCTTCTTGTTTTTTATAATCTGATCCGAGATTTGATAAACCACGAGATTTTTTATTTACAGGTGCTGATCTTTCTTGTACAGGAATGTTGGAAAGACCTGTTTTCTTTTTGGTTACTCTGCCTCTTTTATTTGTTTCCTGTAATTTTTTTATTTTTAATTTGTTAGAAATTCTTCTAAACAAATCAGTGCGTTTCTTCTTTTGGTCTTTTCCAGACCTACTTGGTCTTGCCATCTTAATTAATATGTTGATGAATAATTAGCTCTCGCAGTGGCTGAAATCCAAATGCTTTTCGCATCCATTCGAGCCAATGACTACTACCTTTGTCCTGATTGCATTTCCTGCAAGCACACACCACATTTGATGTAAGATCTTGTCCACCTTTTGAACGAGGTTGAACATGATCGAGTGTAAGTTCTTTAAATTCATAAGTTTCTCCGCAATAAACACATGTACATTTGAAGTGCTCTTTTACAGCTCTTCTCCAGAGCCGTTTAGAATCTGAACTTGTCATGGTTATTAGGTTTTGTAAGTAATGTTTTGGACTAGGTAGTAGAGGGGTCATTTACGTATTTTGAGTCGGCTTTTTCTGTTGGTAGATGGTTTTTGGAGTCTTCCCTTGGTAGTACTCCCCTTATAGTGAGCAGCGTCTTTGTTATCGCCATTTCCGTAGGTACCAAGTTGTCTATTAAGTCGATTTGCATTTACACGTAGGGCTAATCCCTTTTTAGTTTTGTTGTATTTTTTTTGTTGCTTGAGTCGTTTTGCTCTAGCTTTTGGGTTGGATCTATAGTATTTAGCTGTTCCTGCCATAGAGTTTCGCCTGTACTAATTCTGGATCAACAGTTGGCATAACCTGTGCAAGTTTTGACAGAGGGTTTCCGTCGTAAGCAACACCGCTAATATCATTAGCTTTTAACCAATCGCAGGCTGCCTTTAAGTCTTGAGTAGTTGCCTCGCCTGATTTGATGCGAGCGAGGAACTCCTTAGTAACTAAGTTATGCAACTCGTTGAATTGATCTTCGGTTGCTTTCTTTTTCATGCTGTCCTCTTTTTCTTTTTCTTCTTCAACTTTGCTTTTTCTATCTTTTTGATAGTTCTAAATTGGTCGCCATACCTTTCTTTATCTATGTTGTATAAATATTTAGGTACTCCACGAACAGTTCTTATTTTTAAGATGTTGTTGGCTGCCATTATCTTTTTTTAGCTGTCTTAGCTGCACGTTTAAAGTTTGCTTTTGTTGGAGCACCTTTAGCTCCGGGTTTTCTCATCTTTTCGCCAGATCCAGCAGCGATGCGTTTTCTTTTGGCGTGGATATTAGCGTATAGTCCTCTTTTAGCTGGCATTATCTATACCCCTTTTTTGAACCTTTACCTTTAGATCCACAAGATCCTTTTCCTTTGTGTGCCATTATTTTTTCCTCATGTTTTTGGATATAGCTTTAGCTACAGCTTTAGGTAACTTTGGATTTTTAGCCATAAGTTTTTTAGCTGTACCATTTTTTTTGGCAGGTGGTCTGCCTCTTTTTGAACCATAGGTTCCTTTTCCCATTGGCATAATTAACATTTCCATTTGCGAAGGGCTAAAGCCTTACGAGTAGGCTTGCCGTTTGGTTTTTTCATTGGTCCCTTGACTCCTGACATACGAGCACAAAAAGATCTTTTGCGAGGACCACCACCCGGTTGGGGTGCTTTTAGGTTTGAGCCTGTAGCTCTGTTGTATTTTTCTCTACCAGCTTTAGTCAGTCCGCCAGTACGACTTTTGTGTTTGCCGATTTTTAAACTGACGTTTGCCATTATTTAATATCCAAACCTTTTTTAACTATCTGTAGTGCTCTATCATCAAGCTCGTTATCAGTTTGCTCTACTAATTTTTCAAGTAATTGAACAACAAATAATTTGAATTTTTCACTTTTTAAAGAAGTTAAAACGAGAGGTTTTATTAGTGCTAACATTTTCTTTTGGTAATAATGATTGAATAGGAACTATGTCGTGACACATATGTTCGACACGACTTCCCGGTCTTAGGGTGAAACCCTTACTTTGTAATTCGGCACATTTCAATGCGCGAACAAGCTCGTAGTCGAGCCTTAATTTCTCTTCTTGTCTCTTTGCTATTTCTTTGCAGAGCTTGTATCCACTCTTATCTAGTGGAACCATAAAGTTAACTTGAAAACCCCAGTTCTCATTTAGTTGGTAGCTGGAAGGATGTAACCCCTCCATATCCTCTTTTTCAGACCATGGCTTTGCATGGTTGCCCATATAAAATGGAGAGAATGTCATAGTACTTCCATTACACGAAACCCCCTGCGAATACTGCTGTCTCGAAGAAGCTCCATTGTTCTGGAATTGTATTGCGCTATTGGTGACATTGCCCGTCGCGGCTGCTACCGGATTGGAGGTGTTATTAACTTCAGGTTCGTCTGCTAAAACAGGTGTTACTGTGAGAAGACAGAGAGCGAGGTAACAGTAGTGTTTATAGTCCAATCTGTTGTTGCGTCTATTTGTTCTACTAATCCTGCTGCTCTTGATGTTGTCTCTAGAAGCCAGTCTGCTGTTGGATCTGTTACTGAGAAGGTTGTAGCTGCGTCTGCAATGTCTCCAGAAGGAGTCACATTTGAGCCTGACCAGCTCTTTACCTCTGCTCCAAATACCTGTGTCTGCTTGACTTCTTGGACTGTTTGAGTTGTAGTTGTCGTACTGTTCATCGACCCTTGTGTGAACTGAGGGGTCACAGTATTTGCTCTCGCTACTGCGGGTGACAACAGTGCTAAGAGAAGAATCCATTTCTTCATATTTTTGGTTTTGTTGGAGTTGTACTTGTGCCGTTACCATTCTTCTTACCGTTGCCCGTAGACAGCCCGAAAGTTGCAAGTGCGCCCGTAAAAATCGAGGCTACGAACGTGATGTCAGCGGATGCGTTAGATTTTTTTACCATTGGTAACTCAACATAATTAAGAGTGATAATAAATCCGCTCCATATGACAACACCCAAACGCACGGCTGCGCCAAGTATTGCCATCTGTTCTTCATGGTCATCTACGTTTTCTTTTAATTTGGTAAGGAGTCCTTTTTTTTCTGGCTTTTTTTCTTCCATTTATCTATTTTTCCTTGTATTAACTTTTGCAGTTGCTTTTTAATAGTGTTAAAAAATGGTTGTGCAAATGTTGTTACTGCAACCGCACTTACCGCTGCATAAGTTGCAGCCATAACCACTTCTGTTGTTGGTAAAGGTACTTCAAAATTAAAGTAAGGTACCTCAATCTTTGGAGGTGGTGGTGACTGTTCAGTTGTTTCCTTTGTTTTAGATTTAGTCTTTTTAGGTTTACGTAAATCACTAGGAGGTACAACTAAAGGTTGGTAGGATGGAATATCAGCTGTAGGTAAATCTAATGCTGGGGTTGGATATTGTTGGTCGAGTGGTAAAGCTAATGTGGGTAGGTGGATAGGTTCACCTAGCTCCAAGGCACACCAGTAGCCATTGTAGGTGTTTTCTGCTCTGTGACTTGTGCATCCAAAGCAGCTTCAATTTGTGCAATTGTAAGACCATTTTCAGAAGTAGCTATCTGTTCTATTTTTGCTTTTACCCAACCAATAACTTGATCGTGCGTTAGATCTTTATAAGGTATTAATGTTTCAGGTCTTTCTAAATCAACTTCTCCTGTAGCTCTTGTACTATAAGTTCCATCAGTTGCATCTACACGGTAAATAACTTTACTGACGTAACCGTCCGCTGTTGCACGAACACATGTGTTTACTTCCCAAGTTTTTGTAATTGTCATTTTTTTATTTAGTTTTTAATTTTTCGCTTCTAATACTGAAATTTTGTCAGATAGCTCTTTAATAGATTCAATCAAAGCACCAATCAAACCACTATACTGTAAAGATTTTTCACCTTCTTCACCATGTACAAGTTCTGGAAATACTTTTTCTACATCTTGTGCAATAACTCCCATTGAATTATTGGTTGTATTTTTGAAGTTATATTTATAACCTGTTAGTTGTTTTACCTTTTCAAGAACATTTGATAATGGTTGTATATTTTCTTTTAATGCAACATCAGAAGATTCTGTAACCGTTCCACTTACATTTATACCACTATTTGTTGTCACTAACCTTTGAGTAGTAGTTCCACTTGTAGTTTCAAATAATCTAACCTGACCACCATCTTCATTCGGTTGAATTTTTATATCACCAACTTGACCAGCTATTAAAGTATTGCCATCAGATGCACCGCTATGAAATATTTTTACAAGGTCAGCATTATTTGCTGAGTTTCTTAGTTTAAAATTACTACCAACAACATTAAATCCTACATTAGTTGTTTGTGCAGCTATTGCTCCATCATAATATAGAGAAATTGCACCACCTTCAGAAGCTTGTAAAAGAAACTCATTACCAGCCTTATTTAATAAACGAATTGCGTCACCTTGGATATCTAAATTTCCTGTTTTGTTAGTAATTTTGGAATTTGATCCATCGTGAACAATAGATAAATCATTTCCAGTACCAAAATTTACCTTGTCGCTATCAGGAATAAATATATTACCAATACCACCTATTCCTATGGAATTACTATAACTATTACCATCATTTGTACTTATCTGTAATTGTAATGTACCACCGCCTGCGTTCCATCTGTATCTAGTATTTTGGTCAGTGGTAGTGTCTTCAAAATCAATTCCCGGTGAAGTAGATTTTATTAGCAATCTATCTAAAACATCAAACCCTGTTGCAGAAGTTTCTGCTTTTTTTGTACCATCATAATTTAATTCAACTGAATCAGAATTAATTTCTAACTGAGTGTTTAATGAGTCTGATGTAGTATCACGAATTAAAAATTGTAAATCGTTATGAGTGTTTCTGTATTTAATCTGTGAACTTTCTTCAGTAAGAGTATTACCAAAATTTATTCTTGAATTACCATTACCTTTACAGAAAATTGATATTCCAGAAGCGGAATTATCATTACTATCTAAAGCACCGGTAAAAACTGCTCTGGTAGAACTACTTGGTGTAGGTAAATTAGTTTCAAATCCAGCTCTAAGTTTTCCAATGACTTGCAATCCATCTGTTACAGTAGTTGCTTTTCGAGCGTTATTAAAATAGAGATCAACATGTTCATCATTACTAGACGTACTTGTTGCACCTCCAAAGGTTGCAAAGATCTTTGATCCATCAGTATTGTTTAACCTTATAATTTCGCCATCAGCACAACTTACTCTTGTTTGACCAGTTAAATTTCTAAATTGTGCAACAGTTCCCGTATGATTAATTACTAAACCACCACCTGTTGCATCTGGATTATATGTAGTATTTTTACCGCCCTCCAACCTTACATTACCAGTAAGAGTGCCACCTGCTAAAGGTAATTTATTTGTTATTGCTGCGTTAGAAGCATTTATAGCATCAGATGGAATGCCATCAAGTTTTGTATGATCTGCGTCAGTAAACACGTTGCTGTCACTGGCACTCTCTACTAATGTTCTTATCTCTGCTGCTGTCTGATCTGCTGTTGCATTATCTTCTATACCATCAAGTTTTGTACCATCCGCAGAGATATCTCTACCATCAACTGTTTTTTCATCTTCTAAAGTTAGATTTTTCCATATCTTTACATCACCATTATCAAATATCCTCAGTCTTGGATTAGTTAAATCATTTTTAGAGTCTTCTATCTCAAAATTTCCGCTATTAATTTGTAATCTGTAATCATAATTACTCGGAGATCCTGTTCGTAATATTAATTTTGGATTTGATTTTTTCAGTACTACTTCGTCTTTTAACTCAACACTACGTTCATATACTGGATCACCATTTCCATCTGTACCATTTTGCTTTCTTTGTATGTATATCCTATCGAAGGAAGGAGTGTCAGCACCATCAGTCTTTTCACTTATTTTAAGAACACCTTCATTTAACTGAAGTAAATAGTCAGGTAAGTTAGTATTACCATTATTACTATCAACTAGGAGTAATCTAGGTAGATTATCTTGTAATTTTAAATTTCCAGTAAGTGTTCCACCCGCTAGTGGAAGTTTTGCGTCAATTGCAGTTTGTTGATCTGAAAATACATTTTTTGCAAATGCTGTCGTTGCTATTTTAGTAGAACTATCAGTTGCAGCTTGTGTAGTAGCAGTAACACTACTATTTAATGTTCCGGCTATTGTTCCATTAGTAACCGTTAAGTCTCCATGGACCTCTGCACCAGATGTGTTAACAGTAAATCTTTTTGTGGTAGAATCACCAGTTTTAGTTCTAAGTACTATATGTCCACCACCAACGTCATTTTGTATATGTATATCACTATCATCATAAAATGGTCCA